GACGGTGACCTGCGACCGCGGGTACTCGCCGCCAGGAGCGATGGACTCGGGGTCGTCGGGAGAGAACAGCGGGTCGCCGTTCTCGTAGAGCACCGAGCCGCCGACTGACTGGAAGCGGCCCTTGAGGAGCGCGTCCGAGATGAACTTCTGGTCGGCGAGTGTACGCACTCGCTTGGCGATGACGTTCTCGTTGCGGAGCAGCTGGTGGATCTGCTCGGGAGTGAGGTTGCCGACGTCGCTGATGGACGGCGCCGGGTAGGTGAGGGAGTTGCCCATGTGATGAGTCCTTGTCAGTCGAGTGCGACGTCGATCGGCTGGTCGGCAGCCGTGACCGTGGTGATGGCGGTGCCGAAGCCGCGGGCGCCAGCAGCGACCACCGCGACCTTTCCTCCGTCGGCGCTATCCACGCGGGATCCAGCGGGGATGGCGGCGGAGGAGGTAAGGGTCTGGATTCCGCCGCGGAGAACGAGGACGTCCTCGCCGGACTTGACGTCCGTACCGGCGACGCCGATGACCTTCGTGCTGGCGCCGGCGGTGTTGGCGACACGGCGCGATCCGGAGACCTCGACGACGCGGCCGCCGGTGACGTCGTCCGACGCCTCGAACGTCACGCTCGCGCCGGGGCTGAACTTGTGGATGTGGCTGGGCATTGTCAGCTGTCCTTCTTGTCGGGCCCGAAGGCGCGGGCGTAGAGCGCCTCGTCAGCGCTGGTGGGCTCGTCCGAGTGGCCGAGCTCGGACACCGGGATGGTGTTCTTCGGGAGCGTGTTGAGCACCGTGGTGATGCTGTCCTCGGCGGTCTCGAGCTGGTCGCGCCAGTTCTGAGCTGCGGCGGGTGCGATGCGTCCTTCGCGGACTGCGGTTGCGACGATCGCGTCGCGACGATCGCGCGTCTGCTGCTCTCGCGCTTCGGCTCCGGCACGTGCCTGCTCCTGCAGGACCTCGAGCGCGGCCGCGTCAATCTGCACGACTCCGTCCGGGACTGCGTTGGTGGGTGCCGGCTGCTTGGCGAGCGCCTGGTCGACCGCTGCGAGCAGCGAGTCGTCCGAGGCATCGGCGTCGGTAACGCCGAGCCGCGTCTGCAGTCCAGCCTTCAGGTCGCTGTAAGCCACAGCGTCCTCCTCTCGGTTGGGGTTCCCCGGCTCGGACGAGCTCGGGAGTCGGTGGAGCGCGGCGGCTGCGGCCGATCCGCGCAGGTGGGTGACGCGAGCGACCGAGTCCTCGGCGTCTTCCTCGTCGGGGTAGTCGATGGTGATGAGGGTGATCTCGTCGTCGGCGCCGACCGTCTCGGAGACTCCAGCGTCGGCAACGATCCCTACCCGGTCAGCCAGTCCGAGCTCGACGGCTTCGTCGGAGGTCAGCCATGTCTCCGCCTCCAGGAGAGCGGGCCAGTTCTTCTCGCCGGCCTTCGCGCGGTAGATCTCTACGAGGGAGGCCTCGAGCTTGTCGAGGTAGTCCGCGTCCTTTCGGAAGTCGCGTGCGTTGCCCCAGCTGATCCAGGACGGGGAGTGGATCATCATCTGGGTGCCGGGCGACATCACGGTCTCTTCGCAGCCCGATGCAATGACCGAAGCGGCGGAGGCGGCGAGTCCGTCGACGACGGCGATAACCTGCGCCCGGTGAGCCCGCAGCATGTTCAGGATCGAGACGGCCTCGTAGCACTCTCCGCCGCCCGAGTTGATGCGCAGGATGATCTGCGTCACAGACTCGGGTAGTGCGTCGAGAACCTCCCCGATGTCCTTCGTGGAGATGCCCCACCAGCCACCCCACGAGTCGATCGGTCCGTACATGCGGATGGTGGCCACTTGGGAGTCCGCTCCCTCGGAAGTGGGACCCGTGATGGCGCTGAAAAAGTCAGCCTTCGACTTAGGCGGTTCGGTGTCGCCCCAGTAGCGGTTCTTCGGTGTCTTGTTCTTCGTCACGTAGCGTCTCCTCCGGAGGGTTGGTTGGTAGGTGCGCTATCGCCAAGAGGTGCTCCGGCGGCGCGCACGATCGTTCGCGCCTCCTCTTGAGTGAGAACGGTTCCGACTCCGAGGTAGACCTTCTGCACAACGGCCGCGATCGCGGCGGCCTCGGTGGGTCCGATCGTTTGCGCGGAGTCGCCGCGAGCAGGCAACGCGTAGGTCTCCCGCATGTGCGACTCGAGAGCGTCGTCGGCGTGGATGATGCCCGCCTCGACGAGAACCTTGATGGCTTCCGCGGTTGCGGGATGTTCGGCGCCGATCGTGTCTGCGACGAGACGCGGTGCTCGTTCGGTGGGACCCCAATTGGCGTCGACGAGGTCCTCGATGACGTGCTGTTGGGTTATGTCGCGGACGTGGTCGGCGATTGCGTTGAGCGAGTCGGTGAAGAAGTTGGCGAAGGTAGAGCCGAGGGCCCACGATCCTGTCTCGGTTCCGAGGTTAAGGAAGTGCGCGAGGACCGCTCGAGCTATCTGCTCGTCGTGGTAGCGGATCGGCTTGTCGGTGTCGGGGAGGTCTCCCTCGACGCCAAGCAGCTTCAGGACGCTGCCATAGGCCATCGCGACACCGGCTTGTTCGCCCGCGCGCAGGGCTTTGGCGAGGGCGAGGCCCTTATCGATCTGTTCCTTGTGCCAGCGTTCTTGGTCTTCGACGGACGCCTTGTCGGGCGCCGGAGCTCCGACGACGGTCGGGATGCCGAGTCCGTTACGTTCGATCGTGAGGGCCTGCGCGCGGAGCATCCGGTCCTTGAGAAGCCAGTTCTTGTAGGCCGTTCTCAGCAGCGATTGTCCTGCCCAGTTGGCGCCCTCGCGTTCGTTGACATACGCAACGAGTCGGTCCACGGGGATCGTGACGTCGGTCTTGCCGGAGGTGCCGTGCTGCTTGACTGCTTTCAGGCCACCGTCTGACTCGACCTCGAATGCCGAGATGGTGCGCGGCGGACGCCAGGCGAGCTTCGCGAGGTGCGCGGATCCGTCATCTTCGATGCGGTAGACCTGCTCGAAGATCGAGTGACCGAAGACCAGACACAGCAGCGCGAGCCGCAGGTGCTCGCCCCAGGAGAACCGACCGGCTGTGCGGATGGGGGCTTCGTACTTTTGGCCCTTGAGGGGTAGGCCGAGATCGGCCGCGATCTGAGCGGCAACCTCTGGCCGTGCACCTGCAGGGTCGATCGACCAGGTTGTGCTGCGGATCGGGAAGGTGACTGCGCGAAGGACGGACCCAACCTGCGAGTCCTCGCGCCGCATCTTGTCGAACACGTTGATCGACTTGGGCCAGATCAGTTCGGGGTTGTCCTCGAAGCTGTCGATCGTGAGAGAGGCCCACGACAGGAGCGGGGTGGTCTGATAACCGATCTCGTCGGGCAAGATTCACCTTCTCTCAGAAATGCGCAGTCGCGAGGTTCGCCTCGGACGAGTAGCTGTCGTCACCACGGTCGATCTGCGGCGCGGGCAGCGATGTCGGGATGGGGTCCGGCTCTGGCGGCTCGAGCAGCTCAAGGCCGTAGAGAGCGAACGATTCGGCGACGAGGCCGGCGATGTCGATGGGCCAGGACTTCTGTCGCGCCCAGGCGTCGTTGTCGCCGAATTTGACCGTGACGGCACCCTCGACCGCGAGGTCGACATCCGGTTGCTCCACGAGAACGAGATCCTCGTCGCGTATGCGATCTCGGATGCGGCCGGTGGCCGACGCGACTTGAGCGCCCTCAAGCGCGTGGACCGTAAGCCCCCGCTTTCGGAGAGGCTCGACCAGGTCCATGGCGGCGCCGCCGCGGGCCTGGATCACAACTTCTGGGTTGCCGGACGCCTCGGCGAGTTCGATGAGATAGTCCTCAACCCAGAGCATGCCGGCGCGCTTGGTTCTGACAGTGACAAACGGGGCGCCGTTCTGCGTGAAGACAGCCGCTGCGATCCACGTCATTGCGCGATTCGCTGAGGTGTCAACCGCCCAGACCGTGCGGGCACCGCGCGGGACGTGCACCTGGTGAGGGGCGACGTGACGAGGCGTCCATTCCTTGACGTCAATGTACGCATCGACGAGCGCGAGAACCCACTGGCAGAGGACTTCGGTGCGGTATCCCGCGTCAGTCATGCCTCGGATGTCGGCAAGGCAGGTGCCCACCGTCATCGAGCCGTACCCGATCGAAGGGTTTGACTGGAGGATCTCGTTGATGTCGTTCTTCGCGCACCCTGGCGTCGCCGACCACTCGAACAGACCGAGTGAGACGTCGTCCTCGCCGAGATCTTCGAGCTCGCTGTTGGCGTGCGCCTCTGCGCTCTCGATGCCCTTCTCGACGTAGTCGGGGAAGTCGAAGCCTGCGGCTCGAAGATCCTCGAGCGCCACGTTCCGCTGGCGGCGCAGGACTACTGAGCCCGCATCGCCGGCGTTGGAGAAGCCGATGAGCATGCCGTTCCAGAACGACTTCGTTGTCTGCGAGACAGCGTTCCAGGCAACCCAGTCGCGTTGCTCGCGCATCTCATCCATGAGGACGCGAGCGGCTGGCTTTCCGCGGGCGTTCTTAGCTGCGCGGATCTCGTAGTGGGCACGCGATCGGGCGATGATGGCCAGCGCGCCGTTCGTGTCAACGACCTTGGCGGTCGCGTCCTGAAGATCGGGGAGCGCAA